GGGACGTTATTTCCGTGGGGGTATGGGGGGACTCCAATCCCTCTCGTAGAGGGAGAAGTTGTTCCGGAATTTTGGTACGGTGATCCAAATGTTGTTGCCGGGGGCGGGAGGCAGGGTTGGAGCCCTGAGGTACAGGCGTGGTTGGATGCGATGAATCCCGAGGGCGTTGCTTTCCCGGACATACCATTTACTGCTGGTTTCATGACCGGGGGCCAGAGTTTTGGTGAAGGTAATACCCTTATGGGGATTCTCAGGGAGAATATAAATCCGACATCGCTATTTGGCCCCTTCCCGGAGGGGTTGTGGTCACCCGAGCAGACCGCAACTGCCCCATGGCGTAGCATTATCGGTAATGATCCAAGTCTTTGGGCGGGTCGTTACGGTGTTACCGATGCAGATAATGTCCTCCAGACAAGTGGTCTCGGGGGTCTTGGATTTTACAGTCATTGGAATACTGCGAATAATCCTGACTCCCTCCAGCGTGGCGAGCTTCCTGGAGAGATCACTGGTGCGGAAGCCTGGGCGAGGCCTACAGTTGCTCCTGTTTCCGGGGGAGTTGCGTATTCTCCGGAAGAGATGGAAGTTGGTAGGTTTAACTATCCAACCACATTTGCTTCTGGCGGGAATAGGAATATCACTGGTAGGGGTGGAGTGACTGCGCCGTTTCCCGGTCTTTCCGGCGAGGGTGTGAGCCTTGCTAATCCTGTTTATGGGGCTGACACTTCGGATCTATACTCGATGATAGAGGGGTGGCGCGAGCAGTCTAGCGTTGCTGACCTGAGGACGGATCCACTCTCTGCCGGTGGTTTTAACGCGGGTGATCCCCTGTCCCAGATTCCAGGGACGGCATTTGCTCCCACCTCTACGAGTATGTGGGCCCAGATCTTTGGTGGCGCTAAGGCGAACAGGGCGCCGGTTGTTTGGAGTGAGCGTGCCGGTGGTAATTATCCATGGCTGCCGGGTGGTCCCGGCGCGGACGGAATGCACCCATGGGGTACGCCCGGTGACTATACGGTGAACCCGGTGGCTTCTGGTTTGGATACGGCTGTGCCGTGGGCCGCGCAGCGCTTCGGGGAGCAACTTTCAGGTTTTGGTGAAACCGATCCAGTTGCGCCGTTGGCTTGGCTCGACGCCGCTGGCTTCGGCGGTACGGTGAACGGTGCAGCGTTTAACCAGCTAGCTGGAGATGTTGTTAGTCAGTCCTATGACGAAATATATGTACAGGGGATATTTCCGACTGGGTTTAGCGCCAGCTATCATCCTTTGAATATCCCGGATGAGCTTGGTCTCTTGAATCAGTTTGGTGTTGGTGGCGAAGGCTACAGTGCTGAACCACACCCGGCTTCAGGAAAGCCAATTTCTGAATTGACGCCAGACGAGATGTCTGACCTAAATAGGATCATAGGCGAACCTGGATCGACCATGGGGGGCGTTTCCTATGGAGATATCTACGCCCCACATACTGGCTGGACCCAGGAGACTGGTGAGGGTCCCGTTGCTCCCGGAGGGGAAGCCTCCTACCTCCAGGAGATTTACCGTAATCCAACCCTTTCAATGATGTATGAGTGGACAGAGGGCAGGGGCGGGTACCTGTCACCTGTCGAGTTTGATATTTCGAGTGGCGATATTTCTGAACCGGTGTTGCCTCGGGAGTCTGACCCACTTGGCTTTGCATCCTCCGAACTTGGGGATCTTAGCCTTAGCGCGGAAGAGCTTGGTATCACACAGGATGAATTGGAGGCTGCCAGGGCGGCTGCCCAAAGGCCCGGAGTATCCGTCTCCGAAGAGGCTGGCGTTCCTACACAGTTTTCATATGTAGGTACCCCAGGCCCCCTGACTGGTTCCGTCCAGTTGGCACCGTTTTCGGGATTTTTGCAGGATCCGTCCATAAATTGGGGTGGGATGTCAACGGACCCGTTTAGTAATTGGGGGGCTGCTGATTTTTCAGGAACATTTGGTTCCGGTTCTATTCCGACGATGGGGCCGATGCAGCGTAGAGATCTTTCAAATTATCTTATATCTGATGCTCCGCTGGGCCCGTGGTACGACGCGCACAGGCCATCTGGATTACCCCCCGGGGCGGGCGCTTCCGAATGGGCCCCGTTTGTTCCCCCGAGGCCACGCTTTTTAACGGAGGAGGGTGTGGAGGAAATATACAATCTCCGAACCCCACCGCGTGACATATGGGAGGTCTTGAACGCGGGTCCGCTTGAACAGGGGTTCGCACTAGGTGCGGGAGATCCCGTACTGTGGTTTGGGGGCTTCAGCGATGGTGGCCACGTTGGAGACAGCCCGGAGTATTCTTCCGGTGAGCCTAGTTCGGACCTGATAGACATGACGGTCTCTGCCCTCTCTGGGGAGATACGTAACCCGGATAAAGTCGTGGCTGAATTTATAGCCAAGTATGGGGAAGAGGCTCTTTCCGCCCTTGTAGAGGATATTATATCGGGTGGCGACGGTAGCTTCCTGAGGGGCCCCGGTGATGGTAGGGCGGATGATGTTCCGGGCCTCATAGACGGGACTGAGCCGGTCAACCTGTCCAGCGGGGAATATGTCGTTCCTGCGGATGTGGTCAAGGATATCGGTGGTGGTAGTACAGATTCTGGTGCGGCCTCGCTAATGGCTGCAGTTGATGAAATCAGAAGGGCCAATAATGGTCGGGAAGGGATGCCTCAACTAGCATGAGCGACTCAAGCATACGATTTACTGCTGTAAGCCCTAGGTTTGTAAATAGTTGTTGGGAGAAGGCAAAGCCGTTACTCGAAAAGGCAAGTGGTCAGTCCAATGGTCGTTTTACTGTAGATGATATTAAGCAGCAAATAGACATTGGTCAGCAGATACTCTGGATGCTTTACGACAGTGACAGCGATGAGATGCTAGTCGCGATAACTACGAGCATTGCAAGGTATCCAAGTAAGCGCCTCCTGAACATCATGTTCTGTGGTGCCGATGGTGAAGATTCATATTGGTTGGACCATAGGGATAAAATAGTTCCCGAATTACTAGATTGGGCAAAGTTGCAAGACTGCGTGGGGATAGAGCTTTCTGGCCGAGAGGGTTGGGCAAAGGTTCTTGGACCCTACGGTTTCCGCAAGGCCTATGTGACACTTGAGATGGAGTTTTAGTTATGGGTAGTGGTGGTGGTACTAATTATAGTCAAGGGGTTACCTATACCTCCGATATGCCCGTCTGGATGGAGCCTGCTCATATGGAGTTGGCTCGGTGGGCTACTGAGGCTGCGAGGCTAAGGCCATTCCCGAGTTACCAGACTGCGGATGGTGTGCCGATCCCCAGAATCGCCGGATTTGACGAATACCAGATTGCAGCCTTTGAGGGTACTGAGAATCTTTACCAGCGCGGCCAGCCTGAAACCGCAATGGCGTGGAATGCGTACACTGACGCGATGAACGCGATAGGGCGCGGGCAGAATGTTATTGATGAAAGCTACACCCCGGGAGCATTTACTCCCGGTGGCGTCTCTAGCGGATATGTTCCGACTAATCTCTTCGATCCCACTGATATAACCCTCAATGCTACCGTTGGTAACCCGATTTATAATAGAATAGCTGCGGGTGGAGGGTATACCGTACCGGTCAATCCGTATAGCTTCGGTCCGGTAACCCATGCGTTTGGCGGTCCAACCAACCTTGATCCGTTCTTTGCGCCGCCCGTGTCGGCCACTTACGGGTACACAGCCCCGTCCGAGATGAATTTTGGGACTGCTGCCGGTGGCTATGCTGGCATGACTGACGCATTACTGCAGCAACAAATGTCTTTCCTAAGGAGTGATGCCCGTGGCATTGCGAGCGGGTACACCCAACCGGGAGAGCCCAGGGGAAACTTCGGGACGGTAACAAATGCCTACGGTGACCCCGGGGCCATAGCTCCCTTTGGTGACATGACCAACCCCTATACTCAGCTTCTTAACCCACCGGACTTTGGGACCTTTTCTAATACGTATGCTGGCCCCGGTACCCTTGCTGGCTTTGGTAGCGTTACGAACCCTTATCAGAGAATGACCCCAGATGCTCTTGCGGCTGCAATCCAGGACCTGAGGACGGCGGATAGCGCGTATGTGGCTCCGGGAGAAATTTCCAGGGGTACCTTTACCCGCCCCACTGATGTAATGATGTACGGCCCCCGGGTTTCTGAGGCGGAGTATAATCGCAGGCTTGTCACAGAGGCTTCCAATGAATTCGACCCCAGCGGGTATTGGGCCGGTTTGGGTCCTGGACCCCCGTGGGGTAGCGTGAATCGTGTCCCCTTTACTCAGGGCCTACAGGAGGGTAGTGACTTTGGCACTACAGCCAACCAGTTTTCCGCGCCCACGGTGAACCCCTTTGGATCAATGGATCCGGCAGCGTTTCAAGCTATTACACCGGAGGCTTTAAATACAGCTATAACCGGTCTTCAAACTGCTGCGAGTGATTATACTGGCCCTGGTACGATTACTCCGGGTACCATTTCCGGTCCTGGTGACCTTTTTGAAACATACGGCGGCCCGCTGGGAGCGGCTGGTTTTGCATCGAGACTTCCGACCGAGGCGGTTAATCCATTCAACCCAGCCGTGCTTGGCCCGAATCCCTTCGGGACCATGATATCGACTCCGTTTGACCGCCAGATGACATTTGATTTTGGTGCGGCAGCGAATGATTTCCTAGCCCCCGGGGAACGGGAAGACTTCGGGTCTGTTACCTCTGGGTTTACCCCGGACCCAGCCTTCAACTTGGGTGATGTGACCTCGGGGTACGCAGCACCAACCTATGGCTTTGATTACGCTGCTCCAACAGATCCAACTGGTCCCTACTCTGAGTTGGGTTACACGGAGGCTACTCAGGACTTCGGTGAATGGGATCAGCCCACGATCAATAAATACGTAGATCCCTACATGGCGGCCCATCAGAATCTCGTTGACCAGCAGAAGGATGCTGCGACCGAGGCCTATCAGTCAACTCTGGTCCAAAACGATGCCGAGGCGGTTGCCCGTGGGTCAAGGGGGTCTTACAGGCAAGAGTTGGTTGCCCAGCAGGCACAAGATCGTTACCTGGATACCATGGGTGATATTGAGGAGCAAGCAAGGGCCAGTGCTTGGGAGTTTGGTCAACAGCAGTACGAGATGGACAGGAAGGCAGCGATTGTTGCCGCCCAGATGGGAGATGCTTCCGCTGTAACTGCTGCGAACATGAGGATGCGGGCTTTCGAGAAGGATCGGGAGGCGAACGTACAGCAGCAGCGGATGCAGGATGCGTCTGGTCTTGAGCAAGCAAGAATGACGATGCAGGCAGACCTTGCCAATGTTGAGTCTGCCGGGAGGGAATTCCAACTCGCGGGTGATGTAGGGATTCAGGCTGCTGGCCTGGGTCAGGCTGCGGAGAGGGCAAATATAGATGCCCAAAGGTCGGCATACCAACTACAACAGGAGTTTGGTTCCAGGGCTGCAGAGCTTGGCCTTCGTGCAGATGAGGCGAATATCCAGTCCGCCAGGGCTGAGGACCAGATGGGCCTTGAGGAGAGGGCCCGGTATGCTGAACTGAGGTCTGCTGCCGAGCGAGGGAATATCGACGCCCGCCGCGCTGCTGCTCAGATGGAGAGAGACTTTGGTGCCACCGCTGGGGAGATGGACATTCGCGCCCAGATGGCAAACATGGAGAGAGAGCGCGCCGCCGTACAGATGGATATAGCCGAAAGGCAGCGGTATATCGAGTTGACCCAGGCTGCAGATCAGGGAAATGTGGAGGCCGGGATAGAGGCCCGCAGGATGCAGGAGGAATTTGGGTCCAGGGCTGCTGAGATGGATCTAAGGGCTGACCTCGAAAATATTTCCATGGGCAGGTTTGGCCTTGAATTAAGTACCGATGAGCGCTCTAGGTTGGCGCAATATCAGCAGTCTGCCGAGCAGGGGAATATAGAGGCCGGTCGCATGGCTGAGCAGTTGGAGCTTGAGTTCGGCGCAAGGTCTGCTGAGCTAGGCATCCGTTCGGGCCAGGCGAATATTGATTCCCAAAGGGCGTATTCCCAGATGAGTCTTGATGAAAGATCTCGTTATTCCGAGTTGCGAACTGCTGCAGAGATGGGCTCCATTGACGCGATGAGGTCTGCGTCACAGATGGAGTTGGAGTTTGGGGCGACTGCTGGTGAGATGACCATGAGGGCGCAACTCGCCAACATGGACCGTGAGCGTGCGATCATACAGATGAATAATGAAGAGAAGTCGAGGTTCGCCGAGCTATACCAAGCGGCAGATCGAGGCAACGCGGAGGCTGGCCTGGAGGCCCGGAGGATGGAGGAGGAGTTTGGGGCTCGCGCCTCGGAGATGCAGCTTAGGGCCGACCTGGAGAATCTTGCAATGGGAAGGTTCGGTCTTGAGTTTGGCAGAGGGGACCAAGCTAGGTATGCAGAGCTTCAACAGGCTGCGGAACTTGGTGATATAGATGCAACAAGGTCTCTGAGGCAAATGCAGGAAGAGTTTGAGGCTAGATCTGCTGAGCTTGGTTTGGCTGCTGACAGGGGGACGTTGGATGCAGCCATGGGTGAGGTCCAGTTCTCCTTGGATGACATGTCACGGTATACCCAGTTTCAGCAAGCTGCTGAGGCGGGGGATATTGATGCTGCGCGCTCTGCGAGGCAGATGGAGGAAGAGTTTAGCGCTAGGTCGGCTGCTCTAGGCATTGAGGGTGAACAGGCAACGATTCAGTCCAAGATCGCTGCTTCCCAAATGGATATTGATGACCTCTCGCGGTATGCAGAGCTTAAGCTAGCTGCGGATCAGGGTAGCGTGGAGGCCCAGCGGTCTGTCCTGGGTATGCAGGAGCAGTTTCAGCAAGCCTCTGGTGAGATGCAACTCCAGAGAGAGGGCCTGAATATCCAGGCTAGGCAGGGTGAGTTTGATCTCTTGGGTAGACTGGGTATGGGTGCTGCCGAAGGGGCCTTTGGCGCTGGTCAGTTCAATGCTGCAAACAGGCTTCGCGCAGCGGAACTCCAGAACCAGTATCAGGCGGAGCTTGGTCGGTTAAATCTTGCTGCAAGTCAAGGCAGTGTGGACGCAATGATACAGGCTGCTCAGCTAAATGAACAGCTTGCCCAAATCCAGGGTGCACAGGCTCTAGATTGGGAAAGGGCTGGGGCAGATACGGATCTGGCCGCCGCAGAGATTAGATCCAGAGAGGGTCAGTTCCTGGAGCAACTCAGGGCGGATATTGCGGGTCGAAATATAGAATACGATCTGCAGGGCCGCCAGTTGAGGGAGCAGGGCCTCCAGGAGGCGGGACAGCAGGGCCTCGCAGCCCTCCAGACGCTTTCCCCGCTTGAGCTTGAAGCAGACAGGCTTGGGGATGATGCCGCATTCCGCAATGCACAGTTGGCCCTAGCGGCAGATCAGGCTGACCGGGAGTTTGCGATGCAGCAGGGCGGTGCATACGCGCAGCAGGCTGGCCTGGGAGCAGACCTTGGGCAGCTTTACGACCAGAGGCAGTTGAATCTACTCAGGGAGTTCCAGCGTGCGGGGGCTTCAAGGAGAGAGCTTGATCAGAATGTCCTAGATATGGCTTATGAGACATACATGAGAAGGACTAACTGGGCCCAGGATCAGCTTAACTGGCTGCAGGGTATCTTTGCCGGGGCTCCGGCGCAGCAGCAGCAGTACACAATGGCACCCGGCCCCTCTCCGATTTCGGAGCTTCTTGGCCTCGGCCTGGGGGCGAGTGCGATTGGGAACCTCTTTAATAATAGCGGGCAGCAGGGTACGTAAGGGAATTTATAATGGCTAGACTTGGTATAGCGGGTGATGGTTCTGGTATGGGTACAACGGGAGTTGAGCCCGCTTCCAACCTTGACCTTGTTGAGGAGCTAAAGAATTGGCCGGATGAAAGACTCGACCAGGGTCTTGATAATGCTATTCGTGCAGAGAATAGTCCCATACCGGTCGATGGCCCCCTTGCCCCCGGATATTTAATACTGGCTGAGAAGACCAGGCGAAATGATATCCGGTCCCGGGGTGCTGGCGGGGGTCAAATGCCTCCCCAGACCACTATCGCTCAGGAGATGTTGCAAGGAGGAATGCCGCAGGGTCCGCAGCAAGGTATGCCTCCCGGAATGCCTCCCGGAATGCCTCCGGGAATGCCTCCGGGTATGCCCCCTGGGATGCCTCCGGGAATGCCCCCCGGTATGCCGCAGGGTGGGCCGCCTGGAATGCCTCCCGGGATGCCACCTGGAATGCCGCCTGGGATGCCCCCCGGTATGCCGCAGGAGGATCCTATGCAATTCCTCGCCTCCCTTGGGGGTGGTATGCCCCAGGGTCCACCCATGAACATGGCCGGTGGTGGGCTTGTTAGGAATTATCAGGATGGTGGTGAAGTTGCACTCAGGAGGAGGTTGGAGGATCTGAGTCTTTCGGACGAGGAGAGGATACGCATTGTTAGGGAGATCAGGGCGCTTTCGGTTGCACCGGAAGATATTGAAGAGGACGAGGCCCATTTTAAGAGTTACGGGTTGGATCCCGACGTTGAACTCCTTAAGGCTTTTGGATTTTCGCCCCGACCCCAGTCCAGCCCAGCCCAGGGTCCCACGGGTGGTCTTAGTGGTCTAGTGAGCCAGTTGGGTGCTGCTGGGGCTGGCGCTGCGCCTCCCCCCCCTTCTCCGCAAGGCCACCAATATCCAATGGGTGTGATGGCGGATGATCCAAATGCTTTCCCCAATAACCCCCCCGTCAATTTGAATCCACCGGCCAGAATGGGTCGTGGTGATTGGAGACCACAGAGCCAGCAGGCCCCGAATATGTCTGGAGCCCAGAGGCTTTCCGGCCTACGCTCCATACCCCAAACACTTTCCCCTGCTTTTTCTGGAATTGACATGAATAACCTTCCGGCCCCGCCCACAACGGTTCCGAGTGACGTTGCGAGACTCCAGCAAGCTGGTCCCTTTCCGTTAAGCGCTCCGCCCGGGACAGAGGCTGTCGCCATACAGAGGGCTGGTGAGTTCTTGTCTCCGGGAGAGTTGCAGGCTGCGGGACAGGCTTGGCCTGATGCACCGAGGCAGCAGCGCGGGCAGCCTCCTGGTGGGCCGATGAGCGTAGACCCGCTCGCCGGGTTTGCTGCTGCCAATCCTAACCTGATGAGGGGCGATGCTCCCCCTCCCGCTCCCCCTCCCACTCCCCGTCCCCCCGTTCAGGTTGATCCAGGCTTTGATTTCAATGCCAGATACAATGAGAACTTGGCTGGCCTTGGGGCTGATCCGAGGGTGGCCCAGATGGAGGCATTGCAAGCCCAGATTGCCGGTAGGTCTGGTCCGGACTGGAGGCCAGCGGCCCAGCTTCAGTTTGCTTTAGGTATGATGGGCGGCAGGACCGTTGGTGAGGGGATCCGGGCCGGTATGCAGGGTGCTGCCCCCTATATGCAGGCTGGTGCTTTGGAGGCCTCAAGGCAGGAAGGTCAGGCGCTCCGGGACCAGCTTAGTTCACTGGAGAGAATGTCCGCTTCCGAGTCCAGGAGAAGGAGCGAGGCCAGGGAGATGACCCAGGACCAGCGTTCAGCGGATGTCCAAGACAGGGCTTTCGAGCAGGGAAAGAAGGAGTTCAACGCCCTCCTAAATGTCGAGGATAGGAAGCTAGTACGTGATAGGAATAAGGAGATTGAGAAGCAGCAAAGATGGGCTGCGGGGGAGCTTACTGACATTAATATCCAGGCTATGAAAATTGCAGAATCTGCTAGTGGCGATGAGCCGTTAGAGGGGATGGGCGCTGAGGTGAAGGATGAATATTCCAAGAGACTAATGGAGAATTACTTTAAGTTTCAAGGCCTTCTCATTGGGTTGTCGAATGATTCTGAGGAGAGGGCTGCCTTTTGACGCCTGAGGAATATCTTAGGCATATACAGGGTGGTTCCCAGGGTGGAGATATCTTCTCCCTGGCGGCGGGTCCCCGTCAGAAGAAGCCTGCGCCATCGAGGAGGAGAAAGGTTTTTCTCCCAGATGGAAGTCATGTTACAGCCGGTGAGGACCTGACGGACGATGAAGCCCTGGCGAAGGCGAGGAAGAAATTCCCCGAGGCATTCGCTGTGGCTGAGGTTGATTCCAGTCCCCTGGACGCCTTTTCCCAGACGTTCCAGAGGACCGTAGAGGGGACTATTCCCGGGGTGCAGGCCATGGGGGCTGCGATCTCAGGAGATGAGGAAGCCTATGATAGATACCAAGCCGAGGTAGCCGAGGCCAGCAGGCGTTCCCAGGCTAAAGCGCCTGGACTTCTGCGCACTGAGGACATTACAAAGGCCTACGAGGAAGAGGGGTTACTCTCCGCCGTGGGTACCGGCCTTGAGTTTGGTGCTGAGCAAATAGGTTCCAGCATGGGCCGCATGGCCCCTTCTGCCCTAGTGGGTGGCACTGCGGGTGCTGTGGCTGGTGCCGGTCTGGGTATGTTGGGTGGCCCACTCGCCCCACTGACCTCCCCGCTGGGGGCGAAGATCGGCGGCTTTGCGGGTATGACGTTGGCCAGCATGGCTGCGTATATGTCCGAGGATCTTGAGCGCTCCTACGAAGAGGGCCTCGTTGATACCAAGGATGTAAATATAGGACGAACAATAGTTGCATCGGGCGGTCAGGCCGCCCTGGATAGTCTTGGTTTTATCATTGCCGCACCGCTGAGTGCCGTCAAGGAGCCCGTTAAAAAGGCGGGCTTTGCTGCGTTAGGCAACCTGATAGACAAGATAGACGATATGGCCCCCGTGAAGCGCTTCCTTGCCACACTGGCAGAGGAGGAGGTGGCTGAGATCGGACAGCAGGCCCTTGAGAGGTGGCAGGCTGGCCTTGAGGTTAGCCCCGCTAATCAGGAAGCAGCCCAGGAATATGCAGAGATAGCCTTCGCGACCCTGTTCCCCGCTGCTGGCTTTGCCGGGGTTGGTGCAGCGAGTGCCAAGTATTCCCAGCACCAGAAGCTCCTTGAGGAGCGTAAGAAGTCAGAGATCGCAAGAGAACTCCCCAAGATCATGGAGGCAATAGAAAAAGACGAGGCCCGGAGGGCGGCTGAGTTAATCGAGTCGGATGCTGCTGACAAAGACGCGCAGCCCAGGACCAGCGCCTTCTGGAGAAGTAGGGCTGCTGAGCTTACGGGTGGATTGAGGGAGCAGTTCCTCAGGATAACCGGTGGTGCGCAGGCGGTTACTCCAAAGGATATCCATCGGATAGCGGAAGACAGAAATATTTTATGGGATGATGACCCCGCTTTCCTAGCCTTCACGAAGCGGATGACGGGATCATTTCTCTTGGATAGCCTAGATCAGCCAAGGCTGAGGGCTATGTATGACCGCATATCTGCAATGCCCAGGCAGGAGCAGCCGTCTATCCTTCAGTATGCAAGTGCCGAGGAGGCGATATCCCTAGCCGAGAGGTTTGGAAGCAGGAAGAATAAGACTGTTTCACTAGCAACTATCAAGTCGGCGCTCGGGCTGAATGATCCTAAAATTAAAGCAGAGACATCCGAGATCATGGCTCAGGGCGTCCTCGACAAGATGGTTTCGATGAGGCTTGTTGAGCGTTCCGAAAAGGGTGACAAGTATTCCCTTGTTAAGAAGACCCTCCCGCCGCAGGTGGGCGAAGACACTTACAGTTCTATCATTGACGATACGGTTGATGCTGGCGAGTTCCCGTCCCAGAGGAAATTGGCAAAGAAGTACGGGATAAAGAATAGCAAGGTATACAAGAGCATACGCGATGCTGCTGCTCGTAGGCTAGACATTGTTGAGAGGGATGGTCGCTTTGTTCCCTTCTCCCTAGACGAGAGCCTGAACAAGAACAGGTTCCAGTTGAAGGTGAACGGTGAGCTAAGGCCTCAGTTCTACTCAAGTCGGGAGGAGGCAGAGGCTGCTCGCGATGAGATCCACAGCATGGAGGGCGGCAAGACTCCAGAGCAGGCAGACAATGATCAACTCCTCCTTGCCAAGCTGGGTTCAAGCCGCTTCCTTGAAAACGAAGTGCCCTCACAAGTGGCGGAAGTTGTTGAGGTTGCTGGGCTTGAATCCCCAGAGGCTGTCAGCAGCTATAACTATAATGTGTCACACAAGGAGAGGTCGGATAAGTCCCGCTCCTGGGTTGTCAGGGATAAGCTCGGTTCCGTTGTAAAAATATTTCAGTCCAGGAAGAAGGCTCTGGACTACAAGAAAAACGCAGACCAAAACACATACGCCTACGATGTCACCAAGGACGGGACTAGGCTTGGTCGGTTTAGTACTAAGGAAGAGGCCGATGCGTTCCTGGTGGCTCAGGAAAAGACTATAAGGGACCGGAAGAGGAAGTCTGTCCTGGAGGCTCTGAGTGTCGGTGTCTTTAGCCAGGGACTTGTCGAGCGTCAGGCGGATTCCCAATCCTCCGCCTTCGCAAAATCCTACATGAAGGATGTGAAGGTATCTTCCGTTGGGGTTGGTTCAGGCCTTAGCTTCAGGCGGGAGGTTGGATTCAAGGTATCCGAAACCTCCCTGGATAGAGATGGCACCACCTCCAAGGAAAGAGTTCTTGAGTTCATTGATTACTCCCGTGAACAGGAAGCCTTGCAGAAACGCCTGGATAGGGGTGAGATAACCCAGGCTAGGTTTGACAAGGAAGAGGCCCGTCTAATTGAGAGGGCAGAGAAGGCTGCGAATAGTGTCAAGGACAAGACGCAGCACGCAAGGGTTGGCCGCGAGTCCGTCAGGGGGAGGCTTGGTGTAAGGGCTAGGCCCGACCAGGAAACCACCGAGGAGGGGAGAAGGCTTCTCTCCGAGGCTGAGATTGCTAGGGGTGCAGTCCCTGATCCGGAACTCAGGGAGATACCCGTAACTACCCTGGAGCCGGGTCGCAACATGCCCGAGGCACCTGATGGTGCAAGTGAAAGACTTGAGAAGATAGTAACCTCCCTGCGTAATTACCTAAAGGGAACTGGGCTTGATGATGTGCAGGTTAAGATATCTGAGAGCCTGGAGACCAAGGGTGCGAGTGCTACGTTTGACGATACGCGCAATCTGATAACCCTTGCCTACGACCCGTCGCTGCAGGGTATCGAGAGTGCGGAGGAAATTGTAAAAAGGCTCATACCTCTCGTCAACCATGAGACAATTCATGTCTTCAGGAAGCTGAATGTAATCAAGGCTATTGAGTGGAAGTCTCTTACTAAGTATGTCTCCAAGAAGAAGATTTCAGACAAGCGCCTTGAGCAGATCAACGACAGGCTGATCAACAGAGGGAAGGGCCCGCTTAAGAAGGGTTCCACTTATCTGGATTATGCCTACACAGTTTATTCTGATATGGGTAACAGGATTGACCAGATCAATTCACTCAAGGAGAGCCTTGAGGCTGGTGAGATAACCCAGGAGCAGTACGAGCAGGGCATAGCAAGGGAGGACTCTCTCAAATTCATCAAGGATGATTATGTAGAGGAGGCTGTCGCCCAGCTATACCAGGACTATTCTTCGGGTGCGGCGAATATCGCCGGTCAGCCCAAGGGTCTCTTGCTCAGGTCTGCCAATGTCATCAAGAGTATCGGCAGGGCTCTGATCGGTCAGGGATACAAGAGTGCAGAGGATGTATTCGCCAACCTCTATGGCGACCAGATGGCATCGAGGATCCAAGGGGGTAGGGCCCTTGATCTTTGGTGGTCACGGAGACCCGGTGAGGTGGCTGATGCCGCCAGGAGCCTGGGTGAGGGAAGAGAGGCCCTGACTGAGGCGCAGGACGTTCGCAGGCGTGAGCTTGAGTACGAACTGGCGCGTACTGGTAAGAGTAAAACTCAGGCAGAGTTGGATGAAGAGGTAGATACACAACTCGCCAGGGAGTTCGGTGGCATTGCTGGTACAGTGGGCAGTGAGGCTGGCCTGGATATCGCCCTAGAGGCTGCCGCCAAGCGTGCTGAAGCTGAAGCTGACGAGAGGAAGGAGGAGCGCAAGAGGGAAAGAAGCGGAAGAGAGCGGGCTTCGCTATCGGATAACTTCTCTAACGACGCATTGCGCAGCACTGAGGCCGATAAGCCAAGATCTCGCTCCACTATCATTCACATTTCTCCACAGGCCTTTTTGGATATCTCCAACGATGGGCGAATTGAGGAAAAGTATGAGAGTGCCAGGAGCAGGGTGAGGCGTCGGGTTAAGTTTAGCTCTGTTCCCTATATTGGCTTTGTGAATGATGGTGACGGAACTGCGACGGTTGTGGGTCATGAGGGCCGACATAGAGCCATGGCGTTGCTGGAGGAGGGGGTGGAGTCTATCCCCGTAGAATTTAGATCTTTGGAGGATAATAATATTGGCCCAGCCATTAGATGGGATGTGCAGAATGATCCCGATAATATGGTGCCCGGAGCTTGGCCAAGGGTTCTAGTTGGTCAGGACGGTAGAAATTCGATCCCCTTTCCGGTCGAAGACCTGAGGTCTGCCCCCGCTTCCAGGGTGAGTGGGAGGAGTGGTTGGAGGAGGGAGAAGAGCGGAAGGGAGCGGGCTTCGCTGATCTCGGATGAAGATGCGGAGGCTGCGGCTGAGACGCAGCGGGGTGAACCCGAAATTGTCATGGACCAAATAACGGCGGGGCGTAACTCTGCCGGGTTCATCTCAAAGCTGAAGGATTTCCTCATGGAGATCGGAGATATGCCAAACAGGGCGCAACGGCATACCGGTCACCAGATGGAAGACCTCAGAGATAAGCTCGATAAGGTTTTGACCGTAGGCAGTGGCCGCAGGCTACGGAAGCTTTTTGAAGAGTCCAGATGGATGCAGGCCGAGGAAGATATTCTATACGGATTAGAGCCTGAGCTTGTGCGGCTGGATGATTCTTACTGGGATCCTGAGCTTGAAGGCGGCTATCGCAAGGGAGGCCACAGGAATTTTTGGAAAGATGAGGGCTTTGAGAACAGGACTGCACTATATGATCATTTCCGGAACAAGCATCCAAACCTTCAGGAATTGGTTGACGGGGAGGTTGAGAGGCAGAGGGCTTCCGAGGTAGAGCCCTTGGCGCGCTATGTAGCAGCCCATGAGGAGCATACCGTTGCGCTGACGGAGATGAGCGAGCTAGGGAAGGGGATGGCAATCGACCTTGGTAATGGTGATTATGATGCTCTTTACGAGAAGGCGCGGGATCTGGATGTTTTGGTTTCTGAGTACGAAAGTCTAGAGGCGGAAGGAAGGAAGGACGAGGCCGAGGCGCTGAGGCTAAGGCCTGCCCCGGAGTCCCCCGTGCGCCCGCCGACTGGGACCAGGAGATTCCCGCCCGGTGGGTCTCCTGAACTACAGGATTCCCGGAATTGGCCCACTCCCGCTGAGATACAGGTACTGTCAGGGCAACCATTCAGCGGAACTGTCGAGAATACTTCGTTCGAGGTGGTGCGCCCACTGAATGCCCCCAAGGCGGATAGTAGTCTCGGCAACGCCTCCTGGTTCAAGGTTAACTATGATGGAAATGGCAATTCGTCAGAGTCCGGTATGCCCCTTGTTGTCCTCTCCGGCCACCACGAACCCGCGCAGGTTGCCCCGGACGGCTCGGAGATAAAAGAGCGTGGCTTTGGTGCTGCCCATATAGAGAGCCACAACCAAGAGATAGAGGATCTTACTTCCTACAACAACTGGCAGGAGCTTGTCACTGCATTTTCCCGGGCGATGAGGGATTTCCCTGCCAAGGTTAAGACAGGTGAGATCACCCCCTATGCTGAGCCAGGTAGCGTTTCATATATTTGGAACGATCCAAGCTCGGAGGCAGACAACATCCTCATACACACAGTCAGCGCAAACAAGGAGGGGTTGGGGGATGTTTCCTACCTTGTGTCTGCTTATCCTACGGATACTTTCTCCGTTGTTGGGGGCAGTAGGAGGAATAAAACTGGTCATCTACATGGCCCGGACGCCAGCGTTGAATCCGTTAAGACCTTCTTGAACCCGGGCAATGCACGCAAGTTCGGTGATTCAGATCGCCGCAGGCACGCAGTCGATTCCTATGAGGGACGGCCTCCGAAGGTGAGGGAGGCTATGGAACAGGTCCTCGGTCGGTCTCGCACGAAGAACATGAGAACCCTGTGGGGATCCCTTGGTGAGGCGCTGAGGTCTACCGATAAGTCCATGATTGATAAGTGGACTGCGATGACCATGAACAGATTCAAGAGGATTGAGCGTTACGGGGAGTGGGCAAGGGAGAAGGCTTCCAAGCTGGGACTAGAGGGATTGCACGACCTTGCGGATGTGTCAGCCCACTCAATGGCGCTTATGTCTGACAAGGCCCAGTCACTGCTTGCTTCATCCATGAGGGACGGGATACTCACCTACCGACATGGAGTCCCCATGGTCGAAACCCTTAAGCTCGTTACGGAAGCCAGGGCTAAGGTCATCGACCCCACCACGGGCGATCTTGTCGATGGCGATCTGATCTCCATACCGGATCTCTACAGTGAAGGCCAAACGGGTGGCATGTTCCCGATGCTTGAAGCTCTGGCGACCCCATCGAAGAATCTTATACCCGAACTAATGCTGTACATGAGAGCGCTTCGTGGGTACAGACTCGACAGGGAGGGTAGGTCTTCTGGCCTTAGTAAGGAATCTATCGAGGCTGGATTCCAGGTGGCCAAGGATAATCCTGAGATAGTAGTTGTTGCGCAGAACCTGCAGAATTGGAATGAGGGGATCATACAGCTACAAGTTGATGCTGGCCTCATTACTAAGGAGATGGGGGATGTGTACAGGAAATACTCTGACTACATTCCTTTCTATCTCAACCTTGAGGACACAACGACAGATGCTATCGAAGATGTGATGCTCAAGGAGTTGGGCAGGCGTGACGAAATGTTCCTAGCTGGAGGTATCGCAAATCAAAATCCCTCTAGGAAATTCAAGGGCATCCGAGAAGGTGCTGAGTTTGAGAATCCCATTGAGTCTATTACTAAGAATGCTAAGGCGGCCATCCATTCAAGCCTGCAGAATATTGCTTCTCAGCGTGCGATCAGGGATATGCTTATGTTGGGGCTTGGGAGAGAAGTCAGGTCTTCAGACAGGTCCAAGCTGGGATTTTCCGACAGGGGCCGGATGGTTACAGTCAGACACAGGGGTGAGCCTAGGCATTTCCTGCTAGATGATCCGCTGTTCCATGAGGCTATGGTCGGAGCGTTCGACGGTATCAGTCCATGGATGGAGCATCTGGGTATGCCAGCCAGGGTACTCCGTGGCCTCGTTACACGATCACCCGAGTATCTCATCGCTAACATGCTGAGAGACTCGATGCACGTATATATATTGAACGGTGGTGAATCGACTCCAATTATAGATGCCAGTAAGACGATGACAAAGAACCTTACGAAGATGCCAAAGGGTGAAGCAAACGAAACGTATACCCTTCTTCAGAGGCTCGGTGTTGTTAGTGGTGTTGAGCAGGCAGAGCTTACCCCGGAAAGGTTGGCGAACAGATTCGCCAGGAAGACTGGAGAGGGGAGTGGGGTAGGTCGTCTCTTGACCAAGCTCTGGGATGTTACCGGAGAGATGAGTTCCAGGTCTGAGTCTGCAACCAGGGAAAATGTTTACGAGACCACGTACCAGCACGCTCTCAAGAAATACAGCGACATGGGATTTAACTATGTCGATAGCAACGGTATCAATGTGGCCGAGAGAAAGGCCATGGGTGAGGCGGCGAACCAAGCGATTGAGGTTCTTAACTTCAGTCGAAGGGGTAACAATGGTTTCGTCAAGTTTGTTACAGCTACTGTACCCTTCTTGAATTCTAGATTGCAGGGCCTGGGCGTTATGGCGAGATCGCTTCGGGGCAACAGCATTACGGGCAGGCTGAACCCGGATGCAACCAAGAGGGTTATGATCAATAGGGCGATGACCGTATCAACTATATCCGCCCTGTATGCGATCATGTCTGAGATGGACGAAGACTGGGACAACATACCCAGCGAGATACGTGAAAACAACTGGCTGATCCCCATTACATTTGAAGACAAGAGATGGCTGTCTATCCCGATCCCGTTTGAGGCCGGTGTTGCGTGGAAAGCTATTCCTGAGATGATTACAAGATTGATAATGGGGCAGCTTTCGGACGGCAGGAGCGGGACCAGTTCCAAGGAATTTTTCGAGTCCTTCCGGCATCACATAGGTTCCACCCTTAACTTCAACCCCCTACCGCAGGCGCTCCGGCCACTGTATGAGTGGCTTGCAAATCAAAATATATTCACTGGCAATCCAATCGTTCCACACTGGCAAGAGAACATGAAAGCCAGTGAACAGTTTGGTGACTCGACCACTGCTCAGGCCATCCTTGCTGGCAAGATGACTGGCTTGAGCCCCAAGAAGATAGATAACACGATGAAGACTATCTTTGGTGGTGTCGGGATATGGGGTATCCAGATGGTAGATTTCATGTTGAGGCAGGGTATCCCCGACATGCCAACGCGCCCAGCGCCTAGGCTTACAGACCTTCCGATCATTCGGAGGTTTGTGAAGGATGCCTATGGCCCCGGCCTGAAGAATGACTTCTATGATATTAGGAGTTCTGTCAGGGGTGTTGTCCAGGCAATCAATCAGGCCAAGGGTGATGACCCGGAGAGGGCAGCCGAGTTAATCATGGACAATCGCGAGCTTCTGTCTGCGAGGAAGGCTGTTGGTGTTATCGATAAGAGGCTGTCCAAGATAAGGAAGGCTAGATCTCAGGCGTTCCGCAACAACACCCTGACCAGGGAGATGGATGACAAGCTGGATGAGATGGAAAAGGAAGCACTCAAGATGGTGCCCACGCTGAAGAGGATGATCGCTGGATGGGAGTGAGGCTCTCTGAGCACTTTACCCTAAGTGAATTAACCAAGAGTTCTACAGCACTCCGCAGGGGGATTCCGAATGAGCCCGGAATTGTGGAGGTGGGAAACTTGAAGGAACTATGTAGTGCTATACTAGAGCCTGTTCGTGCAGCCTTCGGTGTGCCGTTCAGTCCCTCGTCTGGGTACAGATCTCTTATACTCAATAACGAAATTGGATCGAGCCCGGAGAGTCAGCACATAAGAGGTGAGGCTGCGGATATAGAGATACCCGGGGTGCCCAACTTTGAGTTGGCGTCATGGATATCCGATAACTTAGAATTTGATCAGCTTGTTCTGGAACATTACAGTAGTGATGATCCATCGTCTGGCTGGGTTCATGTTTCTTATGTAGGCAAAAATAGGGGTGAGGTTCTCAGGTTCAATGGTGAAACCTGGGGCCTTGGCCTAACTTAACAACAGAGGTGTGTCATGGATTTTATTTCGGTAGTTCAATCATTGAATTGGGAGTCGATTGTGGGGATTGCCCTTCAGGCTGTAGGATTATTTTCGCTGATCGCAACCCAGACGAGCAACGCAGCGGACAATGTGATCGCTGATTTTCTACTCAGGGTTGTTAATTTCCTGGGTGGTAACTTTGGTAAGGCTAAAAATATCCAGTGAGCTACTTGTCTGTCGCTCTCTTTGGCGTGTTCGCTCTCGTCGTGGTCCTGGCATTTGTGTCTAAGATCTCGGAATCAAAGGGGGGTGCGGATGCTGCGCTTTCAAGTGCCGCTGATATGTACAAAGGGGTTCGTGAATATGTCAAGAGGACTCGCCGTCCTATCCTTAGCGGTCATGATCTCGTCCGCAGGCTGCGCTCATGGTCCTCCGAAAGAGATTGAGTGCCCAGCGCCATCGGTTAGTGTATCTGCTGAGCTTGAGGAGATGTATCTCAGGGGGGATTGGTTTCGTTATAGTGGCCTGATCTCATGGATAGGTGAGATGGAGAGGCATTGCAGTGCCCTATGAGCGACAAGAATCCTGAGCCCGTTGTCTTCAAGCCTCCCCGTAGCCGCAAGTGTATGATTTGCAACGATGAGGAGATGTCATCCTGGCTCTCGGAGTGCCTGAAGATAACGGAGGAGTCTGGCCAGCCGAAGCCGAGTGCACGGTTTGTTCATGGGGAATTGTCTGGGGCTTTCGGTAAGCGGTCACCGGCTCATGAGAATTCAACGAGGCGTCACCTTGAACTGCATGACTCTAGATGGGGTGCATGGTGAGGCCCCCCAAGCCATTCGTAGATAGGGAGAGGGAAGAGGCCGAAGAGTTCCGTGAGCGGAGAGAGTCACGGAGGATCGGCAAGCATAAGATAAAGAAGTTACAGAAGATTGCGATACCTAAACGCCCGACTAAGGTGCACTTGGTTATCGGAGACTCCCATGCACATTGGGAAGAGGGCAATCAAAGGTTTGAAGCATTGGGGCGTATGGTTAAAGCCATACGCCCTGATTGCGTTATTGACCTTGGTGATAGCGCTGACATGTCTAGTCTGCTTGGTATTGAGTCTGGATCAAAAGGTCCAATCTTTGAGGGGTTCAGCTACTGGAAAGATATTGATGTATATACTGATGCTAAGGAGCGGTACCATCATTATTTGAAAGGTACTAATAAATATCCTAGACACATCAGACTCATGGGTAATCATGAGGACAGGATCACTCGCTTGCTGGAGCTTGAGCCCAGGTTCAGGGGGATCATAGATCTTGATGACCTGGGTGATTCAGACTTCGGCAGGGATGGATGGGAGGTCTATCCATTCCTTGAGGCTGCGCATGTAGACGGGGTGGTCTATTCCCACTACTTCAAATCTCCAGGTGGGAAGAGGCCAGTGTCAGGGGTTGTTCCAACCAGATCAGTCCTGATGAAGTACCCGGGATCCTTCACCAGGGTCTTCGGTCACACGCATTCCTTTGGGTTCTTTGAGGATGCGGACGGTGCGCCCGGTGATCACTTCAAGAAGATATCTTCTATCAATGCCGGGTGCTTCTTCTCTCCCAAGATGTCTGGGATGAGGTGGTCTGGTACCGACAAGAACAGGTGGCGCTCTGGTATTCTTGTGCTTGAAATCGAGTCGGGTGATTTCTCTGGGACATTGGGCCAGCTTAAATCATGGAAATGGTTTGACTACTGGGATGTCATGTCGGAGTGGGGATAAGTGCGCCTCAAGAAGAGGGACAGGCTTCATCAGGTATTCAGGTGGCTGAAGGATAAGCATCCTGTCGATGGGAATGTCCGTCTACGACTTGAGTCAAAGATGCCCAAGGGAATGCGCGATTGCGAAGGCGCTGTCTGGTTGTCGGATTCGCCACTGATCAGGGTTTCCCGGACACTCAACAGGAGTGGCTGTGTCTACTGCTTATTCCATGAGTATGCCCATGTTATTATATACGAGCGGGACCCGAAATATCTAGGCGACGACCATTGTGATTCTTTTTATAGAGTACTCGGAAAGATAGAGAGGTCTTGGCTCAATGGTGGTGAGAAGGAAAGTATGAAATTTTAGCCGATCTTATTGGTTTCAATCCCTATCTTCCGCTCAAGGTACCACTTGGCTTTCTCAAGGTCGGCTACGTAATCCTTTTGGTCATCGCCCTTCAGGCCAAATCTCCCTATGTATTTCAATACACATGCCAAGTGATGGCCTAGTTCCCAATCTTCGATTACATCCATGGGCTCTATCTTCTTAGACGCATAGTAGTCCGGATCAATCTTAGTGCTTGGCTTCCCGGGGGTGGGGGTTTCAGCCGGTGATTCCCTGCGCCTTATCCCTTGCATGTAGCCAGGATTTTGCAACTCAATTCCCCCCTGTCTGGTGCTTCCTGAAGTCAATGACTATGGATCTAAACTTATCCCTAGCCTCATCGCTGTGAGCTAGGTCGGATCTGCTTTGTATCTGCAGCGCCCTTCGCAGGATGTCTGCGCACTCCGCCTCGTCGATGGGATTACCAACCTTCATCTCTTCCGGTGGCCGGAGTTCGTAGAATTTCCAGGAGATGTAGTCTCGAAACTCTTCGTCCCTGCATAGCTCTCCCGCTGTGGACACCGCACGCTTACCCTTGATGACTTCTTCGGGTATGACAAGTGATTCATCGTCACCAATCTGGAACATTACACACTGGAACCTAGTTCCAAGCGGTGCATCCAGCAGTGGGCTAGGTGCTTCAGATGGGTGTACGCTAAAGCCAAAGACCCACCCGTTCTTATCCTTCCTGAGGATCATCAAGGATCCCTCGAAAGATTGTGCAGCATCTCTCACCTCATCCATTCTTCCACTCCTTAAAGAAATTCTCAGACCATTTGATTGGGTCTATACCCTGTTCGATCCACCATGCATCTTCCCTCCCCCTAGTGTGACATGAGGCGTGACACTTCCAGCATAGTGGAACTGTCCACTTGTCGGAAACCTTCTGGCCCATGCCACTCTTCTCCGAATGCCTAAGATGGTGTGCATGATTTCTTGGGGGGGAGCCACAGATGAGGCATGGCTCCCCCCTTACCCGATCTAAAAACTTCTTAGACCGTAACTTCCCCCCCTTAGGTCTGCTACCAGGGTAGATCATCTTCCTTGGGAGCCCGCTTGGGCTTGTCATTCTTGCCGCTACCGTCATCCAACTCTATGGTGACGAAGAGGTAGGGGTTTCCGTTCTTGGATGTCCTTTCCCAACCGGCTGCCCTCACCTTGATAGCCCCCGGGTCCTTGGATTCCCTCGCCTGCATGACAATCTTGGAGAGGGCTTCCTTCGGGATCTCACCCGTACCCGTCTTGTCGGGGTGGTTCTCTGCCTTCTTGTAGCTGTTGTCGTACAGCCACAGCTTTACCTTTTCTTCTGCCACGTTAGTTCTCCTTTTCTATTTCCTTCTTACGTTTAGCAAATTCGTCAACGACTTCATTGTATGACTTGTTGTTGCTTTCCCTCAACTTATCCAACTCCTCCTTGTTCCTTTCCCACCATGACCGCAGATCATCATTGCTCTCTGCACCCTTGAGAAACTCAGCATACACATTCGCAACCGGACCCTTACCGTTACTGCCAGCCTTGGGCTTGGTGGTCTGACCCGCCACCCTAGCGGACTTCTTTGTTGGCTTGCGATCCTGGGCCTTGGACCCATCATCATCCTCCGCAATCGGCTGCGCACCGCATACACCAAGAAATGTATACCTCTTGTAGTAGGTACTGGCACTTCCATGATCCTGCGGTCCACCCTCTAGCCTCATTGGTAGTTCCGATATGAGTTGCTCACCCGACGATGGGTGGAAGAGTACCGTTGCCTGTATGGTGATACCATCATCCCTGACCCTGCTCGGGTGTATTGCAAGTATACCCTCCACTGCGAGGGCTGGCTTAATTGCCTCGTAGCAAACTTCAAGTGGTGCATACTTGTACTTGAAGGCATCGGTATTCTTTTCGATGGGCTTGAAATTTCCCTGAGCCCGAAGCAGAGCAGCAGTGATTATCTTCATAGCTTATCCAACTCCTGTTTGTCTTTGTACTGTTTGAATTGAGTGCACACACTCGCTACACCGCAGTAGTTCCCCTCGCACCTAGCCCTCCTCCCCGGCCTTACCTCCGTTGTTGCGCCCACTCCCAGTTCTGACCTGAACATCTCTGCGGAGTGATGGTGATCGAATAGTCTGGTCGCCCGCTTCTTCTTGGATCCATCCTTGTTTATACCAAAGACTGCATACACTGGTGGGCTTGACCACATCTCTTCTTCGCTGCAATCAGGCAGACCCTCCTCTTTGTGTGCCTTAACTCTATCCTCAACAAATTTCCAGGTGTCACCGATGTCCCACATCCGTATGGGAATCCTAATGACTGCGGACTGGGGGTAATCCTTGTCCCTTTCCGCCGCCGCCCGGGTCCAATCCCTAACCACGGCCACCACCTCAAGGCCCTTGATTGTGTGGTCATTCACCTCTGCCAGTAGCCGGTATACATTGAGTTGTTCTTCCCAATCAATCTTACCCCCAGGACTCTTCTTGATGGCAAATGCGGAGCATGTCTTGTAATCAGACAGCACCCACCCACCCTCTACTGGTGACCTGAGATCTACCTGTCCCGATATTACAGTATCTCCGAAGGATTGGTATAGCCTTTCCTCCACCACATCCTCTTCGTCAGCACCAGTCTCAAGGATGTTGTGAACGGCGGTGCCAAGGATTGACATGATCCTTTCGGATATGTCTTCCGTGAGTTCCTCATGGTGTGCCTGCCTGAGTTTGCGAATCCTGGCAGATCCGATCAGGGTCGTAACGCCCATGTCCGCATCACCACTAGAGTAGCTGTTGGCTTTCTCAAAGTTCAAGAAAGTGTCCGGGATGTTGTATCGGTTCGTTACTTTCATTCGTCCTCCTGGGGCCACTCTAGCCCCTTTTGCATTGCGGTCAATAGGTCTTGGGCTATTCTTTTGACATGATTGATATTGAAATTATCGGTGAGCCTGCATCTGCAAAAAACCAGAGACGCATAGTGTTCGTTGGCGGAAAGCCGCGTATAATAAAGTCGAAGAAGGCGCTTGATTACTGTGAAACATTTCGGCATCAATGCGGGATCATGGATCCTTTGATTGAGGGGGATGTCGCAGTGCGAATTGATGTGTGGTATGCGTCAAGGCGTCCTGATTTGGCGTGTGCTGACCTCATAATGGACCTACTGCAGGGCCTTGTTTACAAGAATGATCGTCAGGTCAAAGCCGTTATGTCAATCTGGAATCTAGACAGGGACAATCCAAGATGCAGGATACGGATCTCGACGTTGCCGGAGTCAAGCGACTCGCAAGGGCTGTCATCGTTCAAGCTATCAGAGATTTGGGGGGAGTGGACATAAGCGGGCTACCCCAGGGCCCGCAAAGGGATGATGTCCTCACCTTTATATTCTCCCCCAACTTCGATGTGATCTCTGAGCTTGCCGGGTGGGAGGGTGAGTGGTTGCTCGATGTGTTCAAGTCTGTAGACAATCTTGCTGATAGTGTCAAGAGAGGTATTACACGGCAAACCGTTACCATGATGCGCGATCTGCCATAGATCTGTGCGGCTTGTGCCGGTTGTGCCGGTTAGTTTATGGGGTGAGGGGGTATACCCCCGGGGGTATAAATATTTTTCCGGGGGGCACAGTTCAGTCCACCGGGCAAGATATTTATTGGTCACCATGGTATTTATAAAACACAGGAGGTCTGACTTGGAGAGTGTGAGGGGGGTGGTGGAAGAGGTTCGCAGCACTACGGGTGCCAGCAGCAAGAGGGTGCGCTGTCCCGAGTGTGGGCCAGAGCGTCGTAAGCAGAACGAGAAGACACTATCGTTGACATTTGACAGGGAATTTGCCCTGTTCTTCTGCCATCACTGCGAGATTCATGGCAGGATAGACTATGAGGAAGGCGTAGAATTGGATGAGGTGACCTCTGAGCCGAGTTCTGGTGAGTCATTGTGTCAGCAGCACGTAGAATGGTTGAGGGATTCTAGGGGTATTAGCGAGGCCACGGCGAGAGATTGTGGTCTTGTGTCTGGTGAGGTGTACATCAGGTCTAGGTCTAGAGAGGTTCTCTGCGTAGGATTTAGATACGACAATGAAGATGGCAGTCATGCGGTCAAGTGGAGGGACGGGGGGAAAAACTTTACACAGACCGGAAGCGCCCGCTCCCTGTGGCGTATAGAGAAATTCTCCGGCGGTGATCTCGTCATCTGTGAGGGCGAACTGGATGCACTTTCGTTCGAGGAGGCTGGGATATTTGCGACGAGTGTTCCAAATGGTGCACCCTCTGGAGAGGTTAAGGGATCTGCTGCCAAGAAATTCTCCTACCTGTGGGGCAAGGTTATAGAGGGTGCGGATAGGATCATCCTCGCCACGGACATGGACGGTCCAGGGAGGATACTCTCTGAAGAGATTGCGAGGAGGGTGGGCAAGGCAAGGTGTTGGAATGTAAGATTTCCCGAAGGTTGCAAGGATGCGAACGACCTACTGGTTAGGGATGGCAAGGAAGCGTTGGTCGAATGTCTCAAGGCGGCTACTCCCTGGCCGATATCCGGGCTGCGAGATCCCTCTGAATACAGGGAGGATGCAGTAGCACTGTTCAATGGTGGGTTTAAGAAGGGGCATGGATCAGGCATACCTGAGGTAGACGAGATCTACCGAGTGCTTCCCCAAACCCTGACTATATGTACAGGGATACCCGGATCTGGTAAGTCTGCGTTCCTGACATGGCTTTCCGTTATCCTTGCCCGTGACCATGAGTGGAACTGTGCGGTTCTTTCGGCAGAGACTTCATCCGAGATCCACATGCTGCAGATGGCGGCTGCGTACATGGGCAAGCCATATATGGGTGAGTCGAGGATGACAGAGGACGAGCTTTCTGTTGGCCTAGACTGGGTGTCTGAGCGTTTTGTTTTCATTGATGAGTCGGACACAGACATCACATCGGTACTTGACCGTGCCCATGCTGCGGTACTGAGGAATGGCGTGCGTCTACTTATGGTTGATCCGTATAACTTCCTGACTGGTACCGTGGGGCAGGATGACCCCACAGGGGTTGCGCATATCAACTCCCTGCTGATCGCATTGAAGGGGTTTGCAGTCGAGAGGGGGATAGCTGTCTGGCTTGTCGCACACCCCACCAAGATGTATCGGTCAAGTGACGGGTCAGTACCCGTTCCCGTTGGTTACGATATCTCTGGTAGTTCTGCATTCTACAACGTGGCAGATTCAGGGCTAACCCTTAGCCGTGACGGAGAAGGGAAGTCGAAGGTTACGTGTTGGAAGGCCAGATTCCCTTGGATAGGTAGACCCGGGGAGGCTTCTGTGAAATTCAATCCAAACTCAGGCGTGTTCTCGGGACTGGTATTCGGCTGGGAGGGTGGTGAATTTGACGAGTCTTTTCTGGAATGAGGGGTGCAGTGCATTGTCCCAGGTCCCAAAGAAAGAGCAGCTATCGAAGCGCGGCTTTCTCTCTGAAGATGTTGACATAAAAGGTCTTGTAAAGAGAAATAGGGTAGTTGATCAAACGATATTTGATGCCATGTTCCTGATGGAGGTGATAGAGCAGTCGCATCACGAAGCTGCGCACCTATTCCTTGAGGATCTCATAAGGTCTGGCGCAACGACTAGCGGATTCTCGCTTGAGTCTTCATCAAACTCACCGGCCTACGCAGTTGCCAATTCAATTGCTGATAGGAGGATGGCGTTCTCATCCAGTTATCGTCGCGTGGTAAACGATTGCGGGGAGGACAGTGCCTCCAGGATGATGATGATATACGGAATAGTATACGAGTATCCGACATCCAAGAAAGTTCTTGCGTCTATAGCTGATGAGTTACTGTGCTGCCTTGAATCCCTTTCGGGATTCTTTGGCACCCGTGGGTCACTGGACCCACGGAAGGTAGTGCGGCGGCAGATTGGTCCGTGGGGTAGGGACAAAAAGAAAAAAGCCCCGTAAAAACGGGGCCTTTCCTAGGGGGGAGGGCCACTGTGAGTGACCCTCCCCCGCACAGGAGAACCAATGGGTAACCTACCCTCTTGGCATACCTATACTATGGAGCATTAACCATAGTTTGTCAAGCGTTCAGAAGAACGATGGGAAAAGGATAGGTTCATACTCATCCAACTTACTACCACATTCTTGGTTCATGTGATTCATGGACATGTAGTAGTCTATTTTCCCACCGGACCCGCTCGCGATACACCTACCACTCTGCATGATAACAAACCATAGTGGTTTACTTTCATCTGCAGCCCCGGCAATGCTTGACGCAACAAACTCCATTGAGTGTGGGTCTGGCGGTATTGAATTAATCTCCGATAAGCCAGGGAATCCCAGATTTTTTAAGGATTTCATTTGCTCTCCTGATGGACCAGCTTTTTAAGTCGGGCTCCATTCCCACGCTGCGGAATAGGTTCCCATAAATAGCTTCCTCTATATCCCCACGGGTCTCTCCAGATTCATGGGCAGACTGTGCCATCTTCCCAAGCTCCTGATCTCTTGTCTCTTCTGTCTTGCTCAAAGTCTATTCTCCCCCTTAAGGTATTCCCTAAGGATAACACTAACTTGATTACTCAAACTCCTGTGGTTTTCGCTAGCGAGTTTGCGGAGAGACTCCTTCATTCTCTTTCCATCCTCACCGGGTGGGAGAGATAGTACCAAATTATTCTGCGGCTTTCGTTCCGTTGTCTGAATCTTCTCGCTCTCCATCGGGTTCCCCTTCCTGTTTATTTTTTCGTGCGCACTGACATTGTTCAAATTCGATACAATTTCCGAGCGGGTTTGAAACCCATCTCTTATCGCCGCATATGGGACACGGTTCCACATCATACCTCCTTGAATATTTCTAGAATCTCACCTGATTCAACGTCAACAAGCACAGAGTTCGGCCTGCTAACGTCTCCGGTTTGGTCAAGTTGGAAAGCTGTCTTCAGATCATCGTCCAACTCCACTGCAGTAGCAGTTGATGCCGGTCCGGGTATCTCCGCTCTCCTACCCGGGGGTTCAGAAAGGGAGTAGGCCCATACGTCGGACCCATTCCATTCTGTTTTGAATCTCCATCCACTAAATGACATGATAAACCTCCATGTGTATACATTAGCACAATGTACTACACCTTCAAGAGCTTTGGTTTCCCATACGCATTGAACGTAATCGGCTTCCCCGCGTCCGGATTCGTGCAGTCTGGTTGGTTATCACACTGGTTTTCACTCCAGTGTATTTTACAGAATTCACATATCAAATCAGAGTCGAATTTGTGGGGCCATGCTGGCTTTATTCTAGAGTTGGGGTACCTCCTCGCATACTCCTCCCTTACATCCTTAAGGTTCTTTATCTCCCCCCTCACCATGGCCCTGCGCTCCCTAGCTGCGCCTCGCTTGCATGTCGAGTTGCAGTAGCGCTTTCCATACCTCTTGATCAGGAGTTGGTCGAGAGTCTTGTTGCAGTATCCGCATTTGAAATCATTCTTACTCATCCATCTACTCCTCTCCGAATACGAGTAGGCTCTGCGTCCAACCGGGCTTGTAGCTCTGGTCAAGTATCACATCAGACTTAGTTTCTATCCAGCACCTAGCACCGCACGGCAGCGGCTTGTCCGGGCTATAGATAACCTTGGATGGTCCAAGGATCTCGACCCCGTGAGCGTACTCGTTACCCTTGTATGTTTTTACAGTGATGGCTGGTTCCCTCAGCCCTTTCTTTGCATTGTTCTTTATCACATGCTGGTTTATGTGGATTACCCGTTTCATTTTTAAGTTCTCCTGTTGCCCCCCTCCCCGCGACCCCCCCGGGTTAATGGGGAGAGGGGCTGCCGGGAATTATCCGGCTCTTCTGGTTGAGAGAAATTTCTGCCAGTCCGGATGCCCAGGCCACACGGTACAATACTTAGCCCTGTTACATTCCGGACAGATCCCCTTGAAGTTAATGGTGCAGTGGCGTCCACCCATAGCCAGGGGCATGACATGATCAGTCTGTGTTGCTGGCTTCTTTACACACACGTAGCATGTTCCGGACGCTGCCGCACGGTAACCATCGCCACAGCAGTGGCTACACAAGGAACCACTCTTGCGTGCCCTCCGCCTCGCCCCCCTCTCCCGCTCAAGCCATGGCTTGATCGTGCGTTGGACGGAGGCATACAACCTGGAGTATTCACGATTATCTTTGCGCCACTGCAGGCTGTATTCCTTGTTGTACTCCTTTACCTTGTCAATGTTTTTAGACACCCAACTCCTCCTGTGAATAAGGTTTACTCCGGGGTTATTGTCTTTCCATTTCCTGGATGATTCACGGGAACATTCCCGACACCTCCACTTACCGCCCCTGGATCTAGACTTATCCTTCACCCAAATCTTTTTACTTCCATGCTTATTGCATACATTGTCAATCATTGGGAACCTCCACTTCGATAACGTCTCCGAACGGCGGGCGATTCGACCACCCGTTTCCATCGTAGACGGGCTCGGATGTCGCCCAAAGCACAGGGCATTCCGGCTCATCACCGTACCTACTGTCGCCCAGGTCTGTAAATATAATTAGGGAGTCCGGCTCCTGATCTTGTCTCTTGAGCCAATTCATTACACATTCAAAGCGAGTTCCCCCGCCCACCCTGAACCTGCTGGGCACCTCGTCTCCACCGTAGATCTCCTTGATGTGCTTTCCCTGAATTGCAGAATTGAATGGCAGGAGCGTGATCCTTTCTGCGGGGATCTCGTATCGCATGATATTTATTTGCTTGATGAAGGCATCGCACTCCCTCTGCATGATGGATCCGGAAACATCAATAGCTATTACAACCCAGTTGAGTCCACCCTTCTCCATGGATGGTGCCCATATACCCGAAGGGATATACCTCCGGTTGGGCTTGCTCCATGTCTCATTGTAGGGGTCACCGGATCCAGACCAGAAATCCTTGAGGAGTGAATCCCATCCAGCGGACGGTGACAGGATGTCATTGACGGCACGCTCATGCAATGTCCCAGTCGAGTTGCCTGCATCACGCGCCACTGATGTTGCGTTGACGATCTCGGACTGCAGCTTGCGCATCTCGTCGTGCTTCTGTTCCTTGCTGAGTTCTGCACCGCTCACATCACGGGCATCCCATACTTCACCGGGCTGCTTGGGCTTCTTAACCTCAGCGACCTCTGCCTTCTCTACCTTATTCTTCTCATCCTTCTTGTCCTTCCCCTCCCCATCGCCGCCGCCGGTGGCTCCCTGAGTTGTATCATTAACAATCTCACGGCCACCCCCACCCCCCGTGGGCTTGGGCTTGGGCGCCTGGGCCATCACTTCACCATACACCCTCTCCGCACTCCACCCCTTAAACTTCTGATCACACAGCCATCCCTCACCGAGCTTCAGTCCAGACTCCACGATCAGGTGATTGACAGCATGATCTGTTGCTTCGTTCCACAACTCATGGTCACGCCTACCCCTGCGAAGATGGTGGGCGAGTGCCTTGTGAGACGTTTCATGCACAAGAAGTGCGAGCTTCTCATCCTCGGTGAGCCCCATGTAGTAGTCGGGGTTCACGAAGAGATGGGCCCCATCGGTTGCTGCAGTGTCAACTGGGTTCCCGTAAAACTCACTACAGACAACTATCTTGAAGCTCATTGCGAGCGCACCGTAGTAAGGGAGTTGCGTGAGGCATCGGTATCGAGTCCTCACTACAGACTTATATGCAGCATCAATCTTTGCTTGATCTACTTCCACTTGGTTCTCCTTGGGGAGGGGGTTTCCCCCCTCCCAGCTAATTGTCACCGTTGTTTTTTATGCGAAGTTCAGTTCCTTGTAGCGAACCTGAGCATCACTCCATACGCTGGTGTTTGCAAACTCAGGGTATGCCTGCTTGCACAGGTTGAGTGCGAACAGGGTCATCTCGTCAGACATTCTGTCGAAATATTTTACGTATGCCTCGAAGATCCTCGTCTCCACATGCACGCTCCTCTTCTTGCAATCATTGAGAAAACATGCACAGTTAGAGATGACAGCATACTGACCCGAAGGTCCGATCTCTGGGTTATTATCTCCGGGGAGAAGTGCACCCTCGGGATCATCCACGATCTCCTCCCGCGTCGGAAGATCCGACTCCATCAGGAAGAATGCCCTGATCTCAGCCCACATCCTCTCCCCAACACAGCCGGGAGCGAGGGCATCAAGGATGCGTTCGTTCACATCCTGCTCCAGGAGAGAGTTCAGCTTCTGGAGTCCACGCGGAGAGGGTTGAACCTTCGCCTTCGTGTTGGGGTCAAACCCACTGAGAAGATCCTTGCTGGTAACGTCGGACCACTCAAGCATGTTGATGAGGCGACGATCCCACTCGCTATCCTCGGCGTGCTTGATGAGCCTACTCATCGACACTCCCATGGGCACAGTGATGATGCGACCCTCCCGAATGGAGCGAGGGAGCGGGCGAGCGCCGCACTTATCCTCGGGGCGATTGCCAGCAGCCATGTACACACAGTTGCTAGCCTTCTTCTTACCCCGAATCTCACCAGACTCAACGACGGACTGCCATGCCGAGAGTGTCGCAGGGTTAGCGTTAGGAAGCTCGTCCCAGAATACAATCACAATGTCATACTTCTCGTCTCCCGCCGCACGCCCAAGCACATCGTCAGGCACAAGGAAGTTCAGAGTTCCAGTCTTGAAGTCCGGGGCCGGGGCACCGAAGTCCACGCTATCACTCTGCGAGAGGATGTTCGTGCGAACAAGAACCTTGGGCCGGTTCAGTTCCAGAAACTCCGACCCGTTCCGCAGCTTCCACTCAGGGTAGGCAAGAATCATCTGAGTCTTCCCGATACCAGGGATAGCCTCAAGATAAATAATGGAAGAGTCACCCCTGAGTTGTGCTTCAACTGAGGCGTCGAACAGTTGCATCATCTCTTCCGTCGAGAAGTCATCGGTCTTGTTGAATTCCATTTTAGTTCTCCTGTTTTAGAATTTTCTAGAAGTCTCGCTTGGTACCAAACCGCCCCACCTTGGAGAGGATGTCCGTAGCCTTGGTCTGGATATCTTTCCTGAGTTCGGGTGATTCCCGAAGTGCCTCAGGTGAGACAGGGCAGATGTCATTGACCAGCCTGCGCCTTACCTCCTCAATCGCAGGGTCATCAGTGATGTTGAAATGCTCAAGCAAACCAGCAATGTCACGTACATTAGTAATGATAGTGTCATGGAATCTACCCACTACCTTCCCGTCTGCATCCTTACCGTAAGCACCCATCCGATCAACCATCCGGGTGAGTACTTCCTCCACTCGGTCAGCCACATTGCGGACGGTTCCCTCCATCCTTGTTTTCTCAGCAGCCTTAACATCTTGGATGAATCGCTCACGCATTTCTCTCGGGAGCCCGCCAACCCTGATGTCGTCCACACTCGTCACAGTTCCGGGTACAATATCAATGTGGAATTTGGCTCTTGCTGCATCTACCGAAGGGAATTCAATCCCATACTTCGCAAGCCCACCACCCTCTGCATTCCAAAGTGCCTCCTGCACAGGGAAGGTTGAGAAGTGAAGCTCCATCTCTGATTCAATCTCAGCAATCCTCTTCACGCATTCCGCATCAATCTCAGGCTTGATCGCATTCGGAAGGAACCTCCGACCATCATCACCCCAGGGCACAGTCTTCTCATTGATAAAATTACGCAGCGCCTGCCCCATCTTCTTCGCAGTGTCGAGGTGCGAGGAACTAGAGAAGAGGTTCACCGTTACAGCAGCCCTCTTCTTATTCGTAATCCCCTTCGCCTCATGGAGTTCCTTCGTCGCCTCCTTGTGCTTCTTGACCCCACCCCCATAGCTTGCGTGAAATGAGATAGTCGTACCCATATCCGCAGCAGAAGGGAGCTTCACTTCACTCTTGATTGCTTCCATTTTAGTTCTCCTGTAAAAAACACCGTTGTTTTTAAGTCGTCATCGAAATTGTATATATACTAAAAATATTTTCCAGTTAGAACACAGTATAGCACACGCACAACCAGTGTCAATGTGTGTTAATACCCACACGTACCAGAAATAAAACTGACAAGCCCAACGAGCACAACGAGCAGCATCAGTGCCATTTCTTTTTCAAGATCAGTCATCGTATTCCTCGTAATATTATTTTTCGTCAGGTAAGGAGCGACCCCCAGAAGGGTCGTTACTTCCCTCGGGACAGGTGCAGTACCCAATCCCATCAGTTGACTTACCGCACACCTCACATACACAGGGCCTTCCCTCCTCGGGGTAGTTCATAGCGCCTCCCCCGCTTCTTCCTCGATCTTATCCACGGCCTTGGCGAGGCGCATTAGCTCCTCCTTTGCGGTCTTGCGGGCTCCGTAATTCCCAGCCTCCAAAACGTAAATAAGCATGGGCATTCGCTTCTCCCAAGTTAATTCATTCATAGTCATTGCTCCTCCTCCTAAAATTCCACGCCTATAAGGTCGAGGAATGATTCACGGTTTCCACCTAGATACATAGCGAGATGGTTTAGTAGATCGGAATCAATGTGTGGGTACGCAGCATCAATCAGTTCTATGAATCTTTCTTCAGTCATCACTTCTCCTCCTTGGACTGCTTCGCGTCTAGCTCTTTGGCGAGGCGCATCAGTCCGGCGCGGCGATGGGCATATTGAGATGAATGCCCGTCTTCGTCGTACTCCTCTGCCACTACCTTGATCTTGTAACCGTGTTTGTGTTGTTCTCCTGGGCTGCGTGCGATCTTGTGAAGAACCAATGGGTTGGTGTAAATCCCTGGTTCTTCATTGAAATATCGAACCGCCTCCGTCACTGAGGATGCTTCGATATATGCTTCGCCCCCTACCGTTGCCTCCCAATCAATTCTATATGTCCTCGCCTTTCTCCCCGGATCTCTCATGTCACTCCTCCTCCTCGTACAGCCAGGGACATGCCCTTCGCCGGAGTTGCTCCCATTCTTCATAGTCCTGCTCCGTCCATGCTGGCAGTTCATCCCAGAATACAACCACCATTTCTTCCTCCTTGATCGGGCCAATGGATCGCAGTCGCATGACTGAGCGCCTTTGCTCCGGAGGTTCCGTCTTGAGATTGTATTCACCACACTCACTGCATTTCCATCGCACTTGCTTCGGGATACTCTTACCAAGGAACATATGCTTCGTGTCCTTGTCGCACTTCTTACAGTATATATCCTCGACTACTCTGGGCATTTCAACACCTCCGTTACCTGATCGAAGTAGCCCCACACTGCTGCCTCGTTGAAGTTAAACTGCTCGTCGCTCTTCGTCTCCATGATCCCGTTGAACCCGGGCCTACCATCACCCATGTCATCGAAAACCTGGGTCACAAGAGCAATTCTTGATTCACCATTCTTGAGTTTATAAGTGACCTCATCCCCCTCACTTATCCCGTGGTGTAGTTTCATATCCATGCTTTCCTCCCCTAAAAAACACCGTTGTTTTTTACTTGATCCGAACCACTTCGTAGAGTCCATCGAACAGATCTCTTGTGATGTACAAAGTATCCAGATCATTCTCCTTATTCATCCTGTCTTCCTTGTAGTTCTCCGCCTCCTTCTCAGTGCCACGGAAGACTACTTCGTAGTCATCGGGGATCTTAGGCCCGAAGACCTGTCCTATCAGGATGTGGTTTTGTATCTTGGCGCGGAGCATCTCTCCAGATTCTCCATTGCGTGGGGTTGCCTTGCTCATCGCCTCCTCCACTTCCTCGTAGAATGCACTCAGGCTCCCCTTCGGGATGCAGATGCCTAGTCTAAACGAGAATCCGTTCTTCCAATTTGTCTTACTCATCTCTTCCTCCTTCTCGCAGCAGCCGAGAGTTTGCTAGTCAAAATATTATTGCCATTCTTCTTTAGATCCAGGTACTTGTTCCCCTTGATGCCTTTCTCTTCTATGATTTCATCAACGAACCACTCGGGCAAGTCCTCAAAGAGCATTTCCCTGATGGACTCGTCGCCACGGGTCACCCGCAGAATGAGGGCTCTGTCTGTCGAAGATTTCTTCGCCTCCTTCCATGCCTGCTTGCATCTCCCATGCTCAAAGGCATCAGGAAATATTCTCAGTATCCTGTATGAGCCATTGAGTTCTTTCAAAAGCTGAGTTCTTTTCTCAGTCATCTTCACCTGCTCTTTGAGCAGGGCATCAACCCTATCTTCAACACTCATCAGAATGGTATCTCCTCTTTCTCTACGAAGACCAACGAAATCATACCAATAATACAAGCAGTGCATTTGATCAGTATCATGATGTCCATCTAGTTCTCCTGTTAAAAAACATCGTTGTTTTTTAGATCTACCACCCAAGCTCTTTCATCTGCCGACAGATGAGGGGCTCATTATCTCGCTCCTTCTGGGCCTCGCTTCGGGTATCAGCATTGGACCAATCAAACTTTTCCTCCTTCTCCTCGATGAAGACTATCCGGGCGATCTCACCCAGGCTCGCAGTGGTGCGGTCATCGTACTCCTCTTCCTTGACCCAGCGCCTATCGTCGCTTCCGAGGTTGCAGTTCATCAGTTCCTTGAAGGTGGGCTCACTCATTCTGTCTCCTCCCTCACCGTGAGTGCCATCATCAGATCTCGACCGATCTGCGCATCCTTCTCCATCTCTTCGTAGTACCGCTCGATTTCTTCTTCGTCCATTTTAGTTCTCCTGTTATAGATTGCCCAATGCAATCTGACAGAGGCACCCCTCTCTGGGATGCCACCGCCGGATCTCAACGGGTCAGAATTCTATTCTCAAACCTCCGATTGAGTTCTCGTATATTTTCAATCTTTTCGATGGCCTGCTCCATTTTGATTCGGGCCGAAACATTTGCCGAGTGGACTGCGATACTTTCCAGGTTTACAAATGAACTCCCGTAGGAAACCTGTTCCTCCAGCCACAGGAGAACGTCGTATCCAGTCCCGATTCCCTCATCATCGCCAAGGTCATGGTCAAGTGAGAGGTGGGAAACCACTCCTGATTTCAGAAGTGCGATTGCCGAAGCCGGGGTATTCACAAAAACCCAACCTTCGGGAGCATCTCGTTCGTCATCAAGAAATACTTTGAACATTTCATTCTCCTCCCAATAAAAAACACCGTTGTTTTTTAGCGAGGACTATCCCCGCTTTCGAGGTGCGGTCAGGATATAATTATCATCCGACCGGTACACCCATAGCTCCTCCCCGTACTCGGGGTTCTCAATTTTTGCTGCGTAGTCGGCAACCCTCACCGCGTACTTGTTATTGAGAAATTGCTCACCGTAATTAACACCGTTGATAATTACGTCCCTCTCCCCACCTCGCTGCAGGTGGGTCATATCCTGGAAGTGGGGGCCCTTCTTGACTAGCGACCGGGCGTGTTGCGGGCTGATCTTTTCCAGATAGATATGATCGTGATCGTCGAATACGTAGGTCTTGATGAATGGCTCCGGCATGGCACCTCCAATAAAAAACACCCCAATATTTCCATCACACCGTTGCGGCCATCGCATACAAGTGTGCCCCGGTTCGGGCCCAGCCCATTCGGGCGGGGAAAATATTGGAGTGCTTTAGTAACTAGATACTGCTTTCAGTACGTGGTAATACAGCCCCCTGGGATATTTACTTAGGTCAGTCTTGCCCGCCCTATCCCTTGCGCGAGCCCGACTCAAGTTCCCGCGTTCCTTCCGCGTGTATCGTCGGAAGCGTCGCCTAAAGTGGTATGTCTCAGCATCGCCAAGGTATTCTATTTCCTCAGCCCTGATGCGGTCGTCGTCCGCTAGCTTCGCAAGTAGTGCCCTGTATTTATCGGCCCCGCCATACTGCCACTCCTCAAGCGTCGCAAGCCCATAGAGGTGATAGGCTCCAGCGGTGTTTCGGGCGTGAGTATTGGGGATGTAGTCGCCATCGAATAGTCGAGGGCCGTCGTGGTTCTGGCGCATCGCATTCCCTCTACCCAAAAAACAGGGGTGTTTTTTGGGGCTACCAGCGCTGAAAAAAACAGCACTGTTTTTACGAGTGGGTATTACCCGGGGGGACGCTGTAGGGCTATCCCCATGGGCGAATAGCCCCCGGGGATACCCCCGGGGGCTACTCTCCACTCTAGACTGTAGTGTCTATGCTGCGGCTTTCTCTGCGGCCTTTGTAGCCTTCTCAATCTCGCGCTGCTCGCGGGCCTGCAGGGCTTCGCGTTCCTTCCGTGCGAGGGTTTTGATTCGCTCCAGCGCCCAATCGATTGCCGTCCGCTTCTCGTGGGCAGTGGCCTCCGGCATGGGGGCGTCCCCAACATGGGAGCGGATAGCCTCCCAACCCCAGCCCAGGGATCGCATAGACTTGGACATGGATACCAGCGCCCGCGCATCCGGCTTCCAAGCTTGATCGGTGGCCCGCTTCAGGGCTGCCAGCGAGTTGATACCCTCATTATCCAGGGCCCGCTTGATCCCCCCAGGACCCTCCAGGGCGTTCGCAGGGTACTTTCTGGCCGCCCGGGCGGCGCTGGAGAAGAGCGTTTCCAGGGACCGGTCAGAGAGCTTCCAAGTACTGGGGGCACCCTCCAGGCTGCAATCCGGGAGTGCCACTGTTTCCCGGGCGTCCCTCCATGCCTGGAGAGTTTCAGCCTTTTGACCATCCGAAAGACGCCCTGCAGCCATGTTGAAGGACTCGGCCAACTCATGCCCAGCGGCTGAAACAGCCCCGAGGAACGTATCCTGAGACTTGTGGGTGGCGTTCCAATCCTTACAGAGTGCCCTGCCCTGGGCCTCTACACCTTCTGCCAGCGCGTAGCTGTTGAGAAAAACAGTACTGTTTTTTGCCACGTTGATTCTCCAATCTGTAGTGTTTCACCCTGTGGTGAAAACCCCCCGGAATCCCCCCGGGGAAACGGGGTCTGGGCGAGGTGCCCAGGACCCCACCCTGCCATAGAACATACTTCAGTGTCAATGAATATACCCTGTTATTGTTTTTGCAGTGTCACTTTCCCCCCCGGGGATAAGGTGGGTGCTTTTGGCTACCCTAGCTATACCCTGGGGGATGTGAGACTATGGGGACGCGTTCGCATAGTTCAACCTTCCCTGGGGGATCCCCGAAGGGGTCCGGGAGAATACTTCGATACCCTAACCACTTCCAGATAGTTCGAGAGCCTAACGACCGGGAATCGGGTTCGTCGCAGCCAGCCTACACAGGAATGTGTACCCCCCACCCCCCCCTGGGTGCTGGCGGAGTCCCAGATTTTGGGTACACACAGTTCCAGACACTTAATTCCCAAATTCCATAACTTTGACATCAAAAAATTATATCAAAATTTGAAAACATTTTGACCATGTGTTACATTACCTAAACCGGAGGAGGTGATAAGGGTGGCTAAAGTACTAACTAAGAAGCAACAAGCGTTTGTGGATGCACTGATTAACCCAGATATCAAGAGTTACTCTGATGCGTACAGGGAAGCCTATGATTGTGGCAAAATGTCACCCAAGGCGATCCGGATAGAGGCCAGCAGGCTACACGCACACCCAGGAGTGACCCAAGCTCTGGATAGAGCTAAGGATAAGATTGAACGGGAGCGAGCCAGAACTAAAATTGCCGAACGACAGGCTGTTCATAGGAAGCTATGGGGTGAAGTGGATGATCCCAACACTCCCAGTTCCTCCAGAGTGGCTGCGCTTAGACTATTGGGTCTGGAAGCAGGCATGTTCTCGGAGAGAATGGAACTAGCAGAGAAGATGCCCAAGTCTGATGCTGAAACTATGGCAGAGATAGAGGAGATACTGGGGGATGTCCTTGAAAGTGAGTAGGGGGGCCATAATCCATATCCAACTAGACCTATCTTCAGACAACTTCATAGAGGAGTTTTGTGAGGCATTAGACATTCTGGATGAATGGCATACTGGTAATTGGCCATCGCCGGTACAGTTCTTTTCTGATGAAAAGGGTGTTATCTACGGTGATGACCTGGAGCTTTTGGAAAAGTGATACCAGTAAAGGATTTCCACTTGACGAACTCATCAAGTGGGGTAGATTGTTATAATCAGAATAACAACACGGTAAAACCGGTGGCAACACGGTAGAGCGTTACCGTTCACTAGACCGGTTTTTTTTCTTTTTGAAAAAAAGATCTAGTATTCAAGTTACCGGGCTAGGTCGATTTCAAACCAGTTACCCAGTATTCGCTCTTAATAGTTACTAGGTAACCGGGGTTATTGGGGGAGGTTTGCCCGGAGCACAACTGGTTGATCAATACCTGGATAAGCTGGGGAAGTTAGACTCTGAGTCCCTTGCGAGGGTCAAGGATCTCCTAAAGCACTTAGCTGAGATAAAGAAGAGGGAGTCTTCCCAGAAGGACTTCATCAAGTTCGTGAAGAACGTATGGCCCGGGTTCATTGAGGGTCATCACCACGGTTTGATGGCAAGAGCTTTTGAGAGAGTGGCCAAGGGGGAGTTGAAGAGGCTGATTGTCAATATGCCTCCTCGCCACACGAAGAGTGAGTTTGCTTCCTACCTGTTACCGGCATGGTTCTTAGGCGGGAACCCGGGTGGGAAGGTTATCCAAACCTCCCATACTGCGGAACTCGCGGTGGGCTTTGGGCGTAAGGTTAGAAACCTCGTAGGTAGCCCGGAGTACCAGGAGATCTTCCCAGGAGTTGGACTCCAGGCAGATTCAAAGGCTGCGGGTCGGTGGAACACATCAGATAACGGTGAGTACTTCGCTATTGGTGTGGGTGGTGCTGTAACGGGTAAGGGTGCTGATCTTCTGATCATTGATGACCCCCACTCGGAACAGGAAGGGCAGAGTGTGGACGGGGCGGTCTTTGACCGTGTATACGAATGGTATACATCTGGACCCCGGCAGAGACTCCAGCCCGGTGGTGCCATTGTGATTGTGATGACCCGGTGGCACAAGAGGGATCTCACAGGTCAGATCACCCGGGCCTCCATTGAGAGAAGCGGTGTAGATGAGTGGGAGATGATTGAACTCCCTGCCATCCTTCCGTCTGGCAAATCCCTTTGGCCTGGGTTCTGGAAGATTGAAGAGCTTGAAAAGCTAAAGGCTGAACTCCCCGTATCCAAGTGGCAAGCCCAGTACCAGCAGGATCCCACCTCGGAAGAGGGTGCGATTGTAAAGAGAGAGTGGTGGAAGGACTGGGAGCCTAGAGATCCTCCCAAATGTGAGTTCATTATACAGTCCTGGGATACAGCGTTCTTGAAATCAGAGCGCGCAGATTATTCAGCCCTCACTACATGGGGGGTTTTCTACAGAGATGGCGATGACGGGAAGGCTGCTGCCAATATCGTACTTCTCGATGCCATGAAGGATAGACTCGAATTTCCGGCGCTGAAGAAAACTGCCATGGAGCAGTGGAAGCGCTGGAAGCCGGATGCGTTCATTGTTGAAGGAAAAGCCGCCGGGATGCCTCTCATCTTTGAGTTGAGGGCGATGGGCATTCCCGTTCAAGAGTACACCCCCTCTCGCGGCAACGACAAGATCGCCCGAGTCAACGCGGTCGCTGATCTGTTCGCATCCGGCACAGTTTGGAAACCACAGAAGAGATTTGCCGAGGAAGTGGTTGAGGAGTTCGCCTCCTTCCCGGTCGGCGAACACGACGATCTGGTGGACTCCTCAACCCAAGCCCTGCTCCGATTCCGCCAAGGTGGGTTTGTCCCCTTGGATTCGGATGAGGAGGAGGAAAAGTTCAGACCCAAAAAAGTGGATTACTACTAGGATAGAGGGACAAGATGGGACAAGGACAGGACACTCAAGGTGGATTCAGTACCGGTTTTGGGGACACGAATCCCTTTACCCAGTTTAGTTCTGGTTCTTCCCTAGCCAATACACAACCCAGCACTAGCGGTATGTCGGGTCGTTACAACCCCTACATGATGAACCAGGCTCCTAGCCAGGGATACGTAGATCCGTACAGGTCCCAGGTACCCGGCTACACGGGCGGTGGCGGCGGCTGGGGTAGCGGCACCCAGAATATCATCAACAACAACCTCGGTGGTGGGATGGGCGGTTACGGCAGCCCCTGGGGAATGCCGATGGGCGGCTACGGCGGCTACGGCGGCCCCCCGGGATGGGGCTGGACTCCCCCTCCGCCCCAGGAAGGCTCTGCGGGTTTCAATGAGATGATGGCCCTGTACTCCATGTTGGGCGCGTCAGGTATGGGTCAGCCTCCAATGAGTCCCTATGCGGGCATCATGAATACAATGAATTACATGATGGCCAATTACCCGGATCAGACACTCGCCTACCTGAGTGGCATTTTTGGTCCCCAGGAAGCAGCGGAAGTGGTGGCCCAGGATCCAATGACTGGAGAGGGTGTGACGATGGCACCCCGCCCCATGACCCCGGGAGTGAGGGGTGATGTTGGGAATGTCCCGGTAAGTGCACTTGCGGGTACGGATCTTGGCGGCCCCATGGTCAGACAGCGCAATATTGATGCACTGAATGAGAGCTTTCTCCCCGGTGGGTCCAGGTTCCAGGCTCCCCCCGTGGTTCCCCCTGTGGCTGCTCCCAACCCCGTTGCCGATGCCATGGGCCTCGGGGGAGACCTTGTAAATCCGGATGCTGTGAGAGACTGGTCACCCCCGGGTGGCTGGGGCGCTCCGGCTGCCAGTCCCACTAACCCCGTTGCTGATGCTATGGGCCTCGGTGGGGATCTGGTAAACCCGGACGCTATAAGAAATTGGGCACCTCCGGTAATGAGCCCCATTACCCCAATGCCCACCCAGCCCGCACCAGCGGTGAATATCACTAATCCTGGGTTTGCTCCGGCAGCACCTGCCCTACCCCAGATCCCGTCTCAGTTTGTTCAGCCGAACATGCCATCGGTGACGGGCCCGGTACCGGCACCCGTTGGGCCCGAGGATCCCTGGGGCGCATTCGCCCGTCCGGAGAATTTGGCCGCCGCCAATACGATCCAGGGTGGAATACTTTCAACCCCGACAGATCTGTTCGGAGGCTTCTCACCGGGCATGTTTACTGGGCGGATTCAACCCCAATTGAACCTCCCCCCGCCCGGGACGCCTGGGATGAACATTCCGCCCTGGCAGCCGCCGACTATGCCTGGGACCAACCCGCTCAACCCGTTTGACCAGCCAGGTCTCTCGGGCCATCAGGGCCTCGCGGCCCACGAAGTAGCGATGGGGGGGCCATAGGAAATGGGCCAAGGTGGAGCAGTTGGACCGAGCCAACAGAATCCCATGGTTAGCCAGCAGAA